TGTAGTTACTTGTGATGACATATTAGTCTCCCATTGTTATCATTTATGTTAAACAATCAGAGAAGTTATCCGCCTACGCAGGCATCTCTTGGATTTTAAGTCTTTTAGACTAGAAGTCTATTCCTTCTTGCCAGTAAGGTTCTTACGAATTGTCTTACCTTTAATCCATTTATAATAATTTTCACAGATTGGCAAGGGTTCTTGTTTCTGAAACTCTGTACCTGTTTCTTTAACAATCCTTAAAATCTCAAGTCTAAGCTCTTCATCATTCAAATGATCATTTGCTGCCATCTAACATCTCTCTTAAAGTGTATACTTGTTGTACTACTTTATCGTGATTTGGATGTGATTTATTCCAATATGGACCATTTTTATCATTCATAATCTGATCTATTTCAGTTTGTATATCTTCATCCATATTTTCAGATTCTGTAGATAATATTTTATCTTCTGACATCATGCTTGCAATCTTTGCAAAGCCTTTGATAACATCAACATTATCTCCAAGTCTTGATCCATCTGCTAGTTGCATTTCAAAAACTTCTGGTGCTAGATTTGCAGTAGCTAAAGATTTAGCTTTTGCAATATTAGCATCATAGTCTCTACCCCATTCTTGTCTAAGTAAGTTTTGAGCTTGAGCTTGTGAAGTTTCTGCATCAACTTTTGCTTGTTGAGTTTGAGCTTCCATATTATTTTTATAGAAATCTAAAACACCTTTAGCCTGTTCATTATTCAAACCTAGTTTAAAAGATTGTTCTTGAAAACTTTTGATTGCTTGTTCATCTAAAGGAACTACATCTGATTTTATATCTAATGAATATTTATCTGCAGAGTCTGGTCTACCCATTTTTATATAGGCTTCTTCCCATTGATCTTCAGTAAAATTTTTATTAGGTACAATCATTTTATCTTGTCCAATCATTCGAGTTGCATTGATGTATGACTTTGCAAGTGCATCTATCTCTGTAAACTTTTCTATGTTGGGATCGTTTCTATATGTTTCACTTATAGATTCTTTCCAAGTTGATTGAGTTGGTTGTGGTGCAGGTGTGTCTGCATTAGCAACAGTTGCTTGTGTTGCTTGTGGTTGTGCTTCTGTAGTTGTCTGTTCTACAGGCACAGTTTCCTGTGTTATCTGTTCGCTTGACATTTTATTTATCCTTTGTGAGCAGCATTTGTTTTATAAATAGAAGAACGCTGCGTTGTCCTTCCATATATGCACTTTCATGACTATCACCTTTGATGTTGGTGGTATTCATAAAATGACATCTTTTTTCAAGATCAGCCATGACCCTAGAGCCTTCATCTGAATTGAATATTATTTTGTAATCTTCTTGTAGTTGTTTTATTTTTTTTTCTAGTTCTTTTTGATCCATACTATTCTGCATTAACTAGAGCTTTTGCCTCTTCTGGCAAAGCCTTCGCTAATGGAGCTATCTTTCCTCCT